ATAAATGGGTAAACATTCAAGTAATTAAGGACTACCAGCAGGTAGCTCCAATTGTTGTTGTAGATGCCGTAGCCTGGTGGGAACCAAAGATTGAAGGACCAGTAAACCTTTCTGAGGTTAAGCAGTGGATTCAAAATCTACGTAGACTAGGGTTTGATATCGGTATGGTTAGCTTTGACCGCTGGCAGTCTTTTGATATCCAGAATGAGCTGAAGCAGGTTGGTATGCGTACTGAAACTGTGTCTGTTGCCAAGAAGCACTACGAGGACATGGCTATGCTTGTGTATGAAGATCGACTAGTCATGCCTGCCATTGATCTATTGTTTGAAGAGCTTACAGAGCTAAAGATTATGAAGCAGAATCGTGTTGACCACCCTCGTAAAAAATCTAAGGACCTTGCGGATGCTGTTTGTGGTGCTATCTTTGGTGCCATCTCTCACACTCCTAAAGATCAGAACCAGGTTATCGAAGTCCATACATTTAAAGATCGTCCAAAAGCTTCTCAAGAAATTGGACTTAACAAGGACAATGTGATAGGCTTTAAACCCATGACAGAAGAGGTAAAAGATTACCTCGATCACTTCAATATGCTTTAGAACGGATGGTATACTAGATGTCACTAGACATTATTTATTACTCAAACCGTTCGGGTAATACAAAGCGTTTTGTTGAAAAGCTTGGGTATGAGAACTATTATCGTATCCCAGAAATCCCCTTAGCCAATAAAGAGTATGTTCTCTTTGTGCCCACCTACGGTGGAGGCGACGGGGATTATGCTGTTCCCAGACCAGTAGCAACCTTTCTGAATGTTAAAGCAAACAGAGATCTTCTACGTGGTGTAGTTGGATTTGGAAATACAAACTTTGGTGAGCATTATTGTAAGGCAGCTTACTTAATTGCTGAAAAAACAGGGGTACCAATCCTGGCAAAAATAGAGCTTCTGGGCACTCCAGAGGACGTATTACTAGTACAAGAGAGAATGAAGGAACTAAATGACCGCTTACAGCTATCATGACCTAAACGCCATGCTGAACATCTACGGAGCAGATGGCAAGATCCAGTTTGATAAGGACAAGGAAGCTGCTAAGGCATACTTCCTGGATCACGTAAATCAGAATACCGTGTTCTTCCATACTCTAGATGAAAAACTAGACTATCTTGTTGAAAATGAATACTATGACAAGGCTATCCTAGACCAGTATGACTTCCCGTTTATTAAATCAAAGTTCCAGCAGGCATATAATGTTAAGTTCCGCTTTGAGGCATTCCTAGGAGCATACAAGTTCTACACTGGCTATGCTCTCAAGACTTTTGACGGCAGCAGGTACCTAGAGCGATTTGAAGACCGTGTGGTTATGAATGCTCTCATGCTTGCACGTGGGGACAAGAAGCTTGTAACTAGCCTGATTGATGAGATTATCTCTGGTCGGTTTCAGCCAGCTACTCCTACGTTCCTTAATGCTGGTAAAGCCCAGCGAGGTGAGTTCGTGTCTTGCTTCCTTCTCCGTATTGAGGACAACATGGAATCAATTGCTCGTGCAGTCAACTCCTCACTACAGCTATCTAAGCGTGGTGGCGGTGTTGCCCTTAACCTAACTAACTTGCGAGAAGCAGGGGCACCGATCAAGAAGATTGAGAACCAGTCCTCAGGAGTACTTCCAGTAATGAAACTACTTGAAGACTCATTCTCATATGCAAACCAGCTAGGGGCACGACAAGGTGCTGGGGCAGTGTACTTGAACGTTCACCACCCAGACGTTATGTCATTCCTTGACACCAAGAAGGAGAATGCAGACGAGAAGATTCGTATCAAGACCTTGAGCATTGGTTTGGTTATCCCAGATATCACTCTTGAACTTGCTAAGAATAATGAAGACATGTACCTCTTCTCTCCGTATGACGTAGAGCGTGTTTATGGTAAGCCCATGGCTGACATTTCTATTACTGAGATGTATCAGGAACTTGTGGATAACCCAGAGATTCGTAAGTCTAAGATCAAGGCACGTGTCTTGTTTGAGCGTATTGCAGAGCTGCAGTTTGAGTCTGGATACCCATACATCGTATATGAAGACACAGTGAATGAGGCTAACCCAGTAGAGGGACGTATCAACATGTCTAACCTATGTTCTGAAATTTTGCAGGTATCTTCAGCATCTGAATACAATGCAGACCTTAGCTATAAGACCATTGGTAAAGACATTTCATGTAACTTAGGATCATTAAACATCGCAAAGGTTATGGAGTCACCAGACTTTGGAAAGACTGTAGAAGTCGCTGTACGGGCCCTTACAAGCGTTGCTGATATGAGTTACATAGACTCTGTTCTTTCTATTGCTGAGGGTAACAAGAAGTCTCGTGCTATTGGTCTAGGCCAGATGAACCTTCACGGTTACTTTGGTAAGGAAAAGATGCATTATGGTGGTGAAGAGTCTATTGACTTTACCAACATCTACTTTTACTCAATCCTATTCCACGCTATTAAGGCTTCAGCTACTATGGCAAAGGAGACTGGAGAGTCGTTCGATAACTTTGAAAACTCTAAGTACGCCAGTGGTGAATTCTTTGATAAGTATGTAAACCAGGAATGGAAGCCAGCTACAAAGAAGGTTAAGGATATCTTTGCTAAAGCTGGGATTGATATTCCAACACAGCATGACTGGGAGAACCTGTCTAAGTATGTAAAGAAGCACGGTCTATATAACCAGAACCTTCAGGCAGTCCCACCAACAGGGTCTATCTCATACATTAACAACTCCACCAGCTCTATCCACCCCATTGCCTCTAAGATTGAAATCCGTAAAGAGGGTAAGCTTGGTCGTGTTTACTACCCTGCTCCCCACATGGATAACGACAACATGGAGTACTTTGAGGATGCTTATGAGATCGGACCAGAAAAGATTATTGATGTCTACGCTGCTGCAACACAGCACGTTGACCAAGGTCTGTCTCTCACACTGTTCTTTAAGGACACTGCTACCACTCGTGATGTAAACCGTGCTCAGATCTATGCATGGCGTAAGGGCATCAAAACAATCTATTACATTCGCATTCGTCAGCTTGCCCTAGAGGGTACAGAGATTGACAACTGCGTATCATGTATGCTATAAAGGAGATATGACTATGATTACACGTCCAGTAAACTGGAATAAGATTGAAGACCCTATTGATTTAGAGGTTTGGAACAGACTGACATCTAACTTCTGGTTACCAGAAAAGATTCCATTGTCTAATGACATTCAGTCCTGGGCTACGCTGCACCCAGATGAACAGCAGCTAACAATGAGAGTCTTTACAGGACTTACCATGCTGGATACGATCCAGGGTACTGTAGGGTCCATGAGTATTATTGGAGATAGTCGTACACAGCATGAAGAGGCGGTCATTACTAATATTGCTTTTATGGAATCTGTTCATGCTAAGAGTTATTCTAGCGTCTTCTCGACACTCTGCTCGACGGTTGACATCGACGAGGCATTCCGTTGGAGCGAAGACAATCCGTACTTACAGAAGAAGGCTGAGATTGTCCTCAAGCATTACCATGGTGCTGATGCTGAGAAGAAGAAGATTGCTTCTACACTACTGGAATCTTTCCTTTTTTATTCAGGATTTTATCTTCCTATGTATTGGTCTTCTCGTGCTAAGCTAACTAACACTGCTGATTTGATTAGACTTATCATTCGTGATGAAGCTGTCCATGGATACTATATTGGGTATAAGTTCCAGCAAGCCTACAACGAATCCTCAGAAGCACGTAAGGAAGAGTTGCATGACTATGCCTATAGCCTTCTTATGGAGCTATATGAGAACGAGATTAAGTATACAGCTGACATTTATGACAGCCTAGGACTTACTGAAGATGTTAAGAAGTTCTTGCGTTACAATGCAAATAAGGCCCTTATGAACCTAGGGTTTGATGCACTGTTTCCCAAGGAGACTACAGATGTTAACCCATCTATTCTTTCATCGCTGTCACCAAACGCTGACGAGAACCACGACTTCTTCTCTGGCTCTGGATCATCTTACGTAATTGGTAAGCATGAGTCCACAGAGGATGAAGACTGGGACTTTTAAAACTAATAAGGGAGAGAGACATGGAAATTGCTGAATGGCTACAAATCGGCATTGACAATGGCTGGGTATCAGATCCATTCTGTTATACTCACGATGGCGATGCCTACATGACTGAAGAAGAAGAGAAGGAGTGGGAAGACGGTGGAGACCCCTGCTGTCCAGTCCTGAAGATTCTACAGTGAAGGTAACATTTACACCGATTAATGAAGACGCAGAAAGCTTCATTCCCAAACCAGAAAAAGCATCTTCGTTCATACCAGAATGGTATAAGGCTATGCCTATGCATGAGCGAGGGTACGATGGTAACAAGATATCTAAATATACCGAAGGCACTAGTTTAACTGTAAAGGGTTGTGATCCATTCCTAGATACGTTTAAACAAGGATACATGTTTTCATTAGCAGCGGACGTAGAGTTCTCTCTTGATGAAAACGGAATGTTCTTGCCAAAATGGTTGGTAAACTTTCCACTCATTGAAGGACAGGCAGAGAATCAAACAGATGGGATGCCCAGACCATATGAGCCAGCAAGAATTACCTTTAAGTGGGCATCTGGTTGGATCATGAATACTCCTAAGGGATATAGCACAATGTTTACTCATCCACTGAATAGGCATGAGTTGCCATTTAGAACTTTTTCGGGTATTGTGGAAACGGACAAGTATCCACTACAGGTAGACTTTCCATTCCAAGCACTAAACCCTAATAATCTTAACTCTGTTATTGTTAAAAAGGGCACACCTATTTGTCAGGCAATTCCTTTTAAGAGAGATAACTGGACAAGTAAGGCAGAAGATGCAGATGAGAAGCAGTACACCCGTGAAAGGTTTAAGCACTTCTCTAGTATTGATAGGTCATACAGAAATCGGTTCTGGGAAAAGAAAACTTTTTCTTGACAGAAATCCTAAGATCTGATACACTTTAGACATAACAGAATAACGGGTGGCGTAGACATCGACATAAAAATTGAAGAGAAGGCACGGGGATGAGGATGTGCCCTTCGCTTACGATCTTTTCAATTGCCACCCCCAATGGGATATAGCTCAGCTGGCAGAGCGTTCGACTGTTAATCGAAATGTCCCTGGTTCGAGCCCAGGTATCCCAGCTTATAACTCAATAGCGTAGATATATGCGAATATCGTACAGAGGCCTAGTACCTCAGTCTTCCAAACTGATGACGGGAGTTCGAATCTCCCTATTCGCTCGTAACCCATAGGTCTGAACAACTTATGGGAATACTGGTGCAACTGAAACCTTCACTGCTGCTTACATTCGGATAACTGTTCAGAGTGAGTCCACTAAGTAGGTATGCTAGGTTGTACAGCCATTGGGTGTTTTGCATAGGCATGATCCTGTCCCACGAATGGCATATGGCCCTATAGCTCAGTTGGTTAGAGCGTCTGCCTGTCACGTAGAAGGTCGCCAGTTCAAGTCTGGTTAGGGTCGCAATAGGTAAAAGTAGCTAAGTTACCTGCCGATAGTCGGTCCCCTCCAGGGTTCGGGATACCCCTGGTCTTGCCCCTATAGCTCAACGGTAGAGCACCTGTCTTGTAAACAGGAGGTTGTGATCTCGGAATTCACTGGGGGCCCGAGGCTAGTAGTTTACTACAACGCCTTTCCCTAGTAGCTCATAACGGCTAGAGCATCACAGGCATGTGGAGGTTGGTGGTTCAAATCCATCCTAGGGAGCAAGCATAATTAAATAAATATCCCATGGTGTAATTGGCAGCACAACAGACTCTGACTCTGTTAGTTTTGGTTCGAGTCCAGATGGGATAGCTTATAACTAAATAGAGTAAGGTCTATTGGCTGAGAGGCTTAAGGCAACGGTTTGCTAAACCGTCGTAGTGGAAACACTACCGTAGGTTCGAATCCTGCATAGACCGCTGTGTGCGTAGTTCAACGGTAGAACATCTGGTTGTGGTCCAGAATACGAGGGTTCAACTCCCTCCGTACACCCCAGGTAGGTTATCCAAGCGGCTAAAGGATGGCGACTGTAAATCGTCCACGAGAGTTTCGTGAGTTCGAATCTCACACCTACCACGGTCCCATCGTTTAACGGTCAGGACGCCAGGTTTTCATCCTGGTAATAGGGGTTCGATTCCCCTTGGGACTACAGATAGGAGGCATCAATGCCAGTATATGAATACAAATGTGAAGAGTGTGATATCACTAAAAACATTACAAGAGGGTTTTACGAGACGGATGTCCCCGACTGTGAAGCTTGCAATACTAAGCTAAAGAGAGTATACTCTTCTATAGGGGTTACCTTTAGCGGTAGCGGTTTTTATTCAACAGATAAGTAGGAGACGTCAATGACTGCAATCGCAGAAGAAGTACAAGCAGAAGCAAGAGAACGTGTTCTTACACTTAATGATCGTTGTGATGCTGCAGCATGTGGAGCTGGGGCTCTTGTACAAGTAAAGGGCGTCACTGGTGAGCTACTGTTCTGTGGACACCACTATAATAAAATTGTTAATGATCCAATTGGATACGAAAAGATTATGGCATTTGGATTTGAGATCATCGATGAGCGTTGGTCTATGGAAGGCGAGAACCGTCTAAAGAGTGACGATTGACACCTGCGTATGGAGTATTTTGTTGGTTCAATTGTTACCTTGGTAATGGTTTCATTAATTGGTTTAATCTTTCGGGGTAGCAAATCCCAAGAGATATCCAGTATCACATATAGTCAAAGCTATATCCATCAGCTAGTGTATCCTTATTTATTTACTAATGAGGAAATCTTAGACACCATACCCACACAGTCATCCAAGCATTCTGATGCAAAGTATATTCGTATATTGATTGTTGATGGTTTAGCTTACTGGATCAAGAACAATGTATTCTATGTAGCCAAAACTGATGGTGACGAAGTTATAAAAGAAAC